TCGATGATCGTGTTGAAGGCGTCGATCTGGGCTTCAGGGAAGGTGTTCCCGGCCCATTCGATCATGGCGTTGTACTCGTCACGGCCCCCGGCGGTCTCCATCACGGCATTGATGTTGGAGTCCATCACGGCCTTCTGTCCATCGACATAGGCCCGGACCAGAGGCTCGGGAAGACCCATGCCCACGATGGCCTGGATCGACTCCTCGCTCAGGTCGCCATTCTGGGCAAACTCCTGCGAGTACTGGTCGAGGCCGCTGAAGTCCGAGGTCTTGGAGCCGACCTTCTTCTCCAGTTCGGAGTAAGCCTTGGCCAGTTCCGTGGGATCCTTGAACTTCTCCGGCAGCCACTGGGGTCGCTCGACAGGAACCTCCGGAGCGGCCTCCTGCGGCGGGGCTTCTGCCTGGGCCTGGGCCAGGGCATCCACCTCGCGGTTCGACTCTGCGGTATCTCGGACGATGGTGACTTGCTGGTGGTTGGACATTACTGTTGCTGCATTCGCTGCTCGATCATGTTGCCTGTGGTCTTGGCGGCTTGCGGACCAGCCATGGCCATCAACTGCTGCTGCATTGCCATCTGCTGTTCCTGAGCGATCTGCTCTTCCGACTTCACAAGACCAGCCGTTTCGATCCCGAGCGAGGCCGCACGGCGGTTCAGGTATTCCCGGAAGTCAATATACTGCTGGATTCCTCCCGGCCCGAGAACCTGTGCAATTCCCTGGAGATAAATATCCAGGCGATTCAGGTCGTTGCCCCGGCCCAGAGCGTCGATTCCGGTGACGATGGTGGGGGTGATGTAGTTCTTGTCCAACTTGGGCATCTTCTTGGCCTTGGTCAGGCGGTCGATGATGCGGTTCACCAGGGGCAACTGGAACTCCTGCGACAGGAGGCTGTAGATGCCGCCCAGTTGGCGCTCGATGCTCTGGGTGACCAGCCGGATTTCCTCGGCGGTGACCCGTTCGGCATTGCGGATGGACGCCTCGGTCAGCAGGAAGGCATAACTCAGCCGCTCCGTGATGGCGTTCATGGTGTTCAGGGCCACGCTCATGTCGGCGGCCTTGGGCACCTGAAGCACCGTGACATCGGCAGCATTGCCCTCCACGATGGCACCGTTGGGGCTCTGGGCCAGTTTCTTGGCCCGGGTGCTGCCCGTGGGATTGATCAGGAACAGCACCTTGGCCATGGCAGCCGACCCCTCGACGATGCTCCGGGACAGGCTGTCGAGGGAGACCAGATCGCCGTAATACTGTTCGACGTATGAGCGACCATAGTCCTCGCCATCGACCCGGTTCATGCGGAGGGCCAGGAAGGGGTTTCTCTCTGCGGAGTAGGTCGAAACCGAGTCAGGCAGGATTACTCCCCCAATTTCCTGGTAGACCTCCACCTTGCCCTCAGGGAGGACATGGCAGCAGGTGTAGATCTCCACCGTGTCCTCATGGGCGCACATGCAGGTCTTGGCGATGGCGGCGGCATCGGGAGGCAGCATGGCCGGGGCCACGTTCTCCTTGATGACGATCTTCCGCACCCGGCCCATGGGATCGCGCTTGACCACGAATCGATCCAGCCGCAGCACACGGATCGGGCCCTCGTCGGGGAAGTAGATCAGCACGTTTCCCGTGACGATCAGTTGCTTCAGGGCCTCGAACAGGGCCACCCGGATGTTCTGGGCCTCGATCTCCCGCATGACCAGACGTTCCATCTCGGACAGCGTCTGCTCGGCCTCGCCCTTGGCACGGGGAGACATGGCCTCCAGGTTCTTGACCGCCTTCGGGTCGATGATGAACCGGAAGAACGGGGCGTTCGGCGGCAGCAGCGACAGCAGCAGGGCCGAAGCCAGATTGTTCACGCCACGGGCACCGATGGCCTGCCACGGGGTCGGGAACTTGTAGGCCGTCTTGTCGCCCTCGTCGGGCATGAGATGGGCCAAGGTCAGCCGTGAACAGTCACGGGCCCGTTCGAGGTATGCGTACCGCTGGTTCTCCAGTCGGAGATACAGCGCCTTGGCCGTTTCGCTCATGGGTCAGGCTCCCTGCTGGGTCATCGGGATCACAAGGCCACGCTTGCCACGCCGCATCAGCAGCGGGTTCTCGGCAGGTGCTTCCTTGGGAATCCTGGGGCCCGCCTGCGTCGTCACCGGGGAAACGATGTTGGGGATCTGCGGTGCAGTCCCGAGGTTCACCGGGGGAGGCGGGGGAGGTGCGGAGGGGCGGCTAAAGCACATTTTCGTTCTGTTCCTCGAATAGGCGGTTCAAGAACCGGACGACGGATCGCTGACCTGCACGGTGGAAGATCTGGTTGGTTGATTCATCCAGTTCAGCACACCGCTCGGGGAAGACCCGGTTCAGGAAGACGACCATGTCCTCGGGGATCCGGGGAACAGGGACGCCAAAGCCTTCCTTAGATGTCTGTTCATTGCTCATTCTTCTTGCTCTGGATGTAGGCGTACAGGATCACCACGTAGTTGATGACATCGAGGACGGTGTCCTTGACCGCCTCATCCTTCACCTTGAACTCACCCGTGGTGATGAACGTGGACAGCCGGGACATCTTGTCGGTCAGGCGCACCATGATGCCTGCCTCGGTCTTGCAGATGCCCATGGCCTCGCACCGGGTGAAGTTCAGGAACGGGTGCGAGTCGTCCTTGCCGCCGGAGTAGTCGTGGTTCTTCCGCTCGGACAGGGCACGGGCCTCATCCGTCAGTTCCTTGTGAATGGCCAGCAGACGGGTTCGGTTCATGGCTTCCATAGTTTGACCTCCTTGGTGTCCCAGTCGTATTCGCCGTGTCTCAGGATCCGGGCGCATCGGGCCTGAGCCAAGGCATATTCGAGGTTGTATCCGTGCGCCTCGTAGGCAGCCTGGACTTCGGCCCAGGTTCCCTCCTTCAGGATCTTTGCGGCAGTCACCGGGCCAACTCCCTCCAGCCCCGGGTAGCCATCCGTCTTGTCCCCAGTCAGCGTCTGCATCAGCCAGTTCCGGTCTGCCTCGTTGGGCGTGATCAGCCGTGGCTCCTCGTCCTTGTCGGGGTTCCACAGCCAGCCCGGGATGCAGTTCAGGTCCTTGTCGCTGGAGACGATGACGCTGTGGTTGTAGGTGCCCTCGGTCTGCAAGATGCCGATGATGTCGTCGCCTTCGAGGGCTGGCTCCTCCTTGATGGCATACTTGCTGCCCAACCGCTCCTTCACGGGCTTGTAGCCACAGGGCTTGCGGCAAGCCTTACGGTGGGCCTTGTACTGCGGGTACACCTGCTTGCGGTAGTTGTCCTTGCCTGTGAACCCGAGGACACAGAACTCGGCGTTCAATTTCTCCATCCATCGGGAGACCGTGTCGTCGCACATAGCCAGGGCTTCCCCGATGTTCCCGAATGCAACGTCGGTCTCATCGTCGAACCGTGCGACGTACTCGGTGGCCGAGCAGATGGAGTACACCAGTATGTCCCCATCGATCAGCAGCGTTGACTTCCGTGCCATGCTCATTCCTCCGCTTGGGCTTCCGCTGCCCTACTGAGAATCTCGATCAGACCGAACGATCCGTGGAGCGTTGACTTGACGGAGATGCTGTAACTGTCGGACGAATTGGTCTTGGCCTGGAAGCCGATGAACATCATCTCGTCGAACCGCTTCTTCAGTTCGTGCAGCAGTTCGTCCGTCTCCATGAACTCAATCGGCGTAGACATGCTTGAGCCTCTTCAGGGTGTTGATGTGCAGGTTGCGCTTGACGGGATCGGTGGTGGCACAGGCCGCGAACAGTTCCACGATCTGGGGATGCTTGATGATGGAGTACCGGGCAACGTCTTCGAGGAACCTGATCGCCTTGCGTCCATACAGCGTCCATACGAACACGCAGTCACCCTTGGTGCGGATGGATCCCGACCACTTGGATCTCATCTGCTGCAAGACTCCTCCGTGCTTGTTGGTCACCTCGACGCTGGGGCCTCCGTTCCACCTGACGCATCCCTCGCCGTCAAGCAGCCCTGCCGCATAGGAGTTCAGTGTGTTTCGGCCCAGTTGGCCCCCACGCGGAACTCTCCGTCCAGTTGACACCTGAAGCCGAAGTCGTGTCCCGCCTGTTGAATGGCCCATACGACGATCTTACCGACCTGTTGGGAAACATCTGTTGCACAAGTGAACTGGTATTCGTCATGGATGCTGGCCACCTGCATCACGTCGAGTCCGTGGATCAAGAAGCGGCCCCATGCGTTGACGCAAGCCTGCTTCATCACCACTGCCCCGGCTGACTGGAGGAGGGTGTTCAGGGCCGCATGCTCCGAGCGTGGATACAGGGGCCTGCCATCGAGGCCCTTGATGTACCCACGCTGGCTGATGATCCCGGCAACGTCTTCCTTGAGGCGTCGGTAGGCAGGCACGGCAGCCTCGAAGTTCCTGCGGGCCTGACGCCCACGCTTCTTGTCGCCGCCCAGCACGAAGCCCAACTTGTCGTCCCCGGCACCGTAGATCAGCGCATAGATCGCACCCTTGGCCTGATTGCGGGCTGCCTTGTGGTCGGGGTTTGTCTTGTCCTGAACGGGATCCTTGGTCAAGCCGAATGCCTTGGCGTTCTCCCAATGGATGTCCCCGCTGAGGATCGACTTGGCATATGTGCCGTTGTCGTACTTTCCCAGGAAATGGGCAAGGCACCGAAGTTCAAGGCCGGAGGCATCGACGCCCACCAGAACGTGATTCTTGTCCGGGAGGAACAGGCTGCGGTAGGTGGCCTCCGAGGGAACCTGGGCCATGTTGGGGTTGCGGTGGGTGCAGCGTCCGGTGATCGCACCGTTGGTGTTCACCCGTCCGTGCAGCCGACCCTTCTTGGCCAACTTGAGCCACGCCTCGTCACCCTCGGCCAACTGCCCGAGACGCTTCAGCACCAGCAGGTACTCCTTGAGAACCTGGGCCTCTGGGTAGGGAAGGTCTGCCAGCACCGCCTCGTCCACCCTTGGGCGTCCATCCGGGGTCAGTTCCTTGGGCTCCCAGCCGTACTTCTCGATGAACCGATCCGCGATCTGCATGCGGCTGCCCGGGTTGAACGGCTCGATCTTGTCCTTCAGGGGCTTGCCCGTCTTCTCCGAGACACGCTTGATGACCTTGGGCGGGAAGACCTCCTGCAACTTGGTCTCGATGTCCAGCAGCGACTTCCGCAATTCCGCATGCAGGTTCTCTGCCTTTGGGATGTCGAAGCGGAAGCCATGCCGTTCCTGCGCTCGGATGATCCGGGCGAACATGTGTTCGATCTGGATCGCCTTGGCCGCATCCTTGAACGTGGCGTCGGCAAGGATCAGGTCGTGCAGGGCATTGGTGACCCGAACATCCTGGATGCAATACTTCCGCAGTTCCTCGGAGTCTGCCGAGAAGTCCGGAGAG